TAATGGTTTCTCTACTATCGAGGATACAGAAATTCTGGGCGGTAAGATGAGCGCTCAGCTGCAGAACTTCTGCCCAATCCTTGGTCTCGCTGGTGAGAATGGTATCACTGCTGAGAACGCTGAGGATGTTTTGAATGATTTCATTTGGGGTAACAGTGATGCCAACTGGGAGGGTGTTCATCCAAAACTCCGCGACCAGCGCAACCTGAAGCTCTTCATGAGCGATCGTACCAAGCACCTCTATGAGGTTTGCTACCAGATGAATCATGGCGCTCTGCCATACAACCAACAGTTCAATAAGGCTCACCTCGATGGTAAGCCCAATATTGAGTTCGTGGCCCTTGGTAACGTGCCTGACAATTACCTGTCTCTGACTGGTAAGACAAACATCCTCTCTCTCTGGAATAAGAAGACACAGGATGAGACTTTCTTGGTTGAGAAGTCTTTGACCTCTCACTATGATAATGACTTCATCGCCAATATCTTCTATGGTGAAGAGTACCTCTCTATCAATAAGGAGATGCTTTGCGTATGTAAGGCTCAGCCAACTGCTCCTGCAGGTGCAAGCGAAGGTGCTTCTCAGGGTGATGGTCCAAGTCTTGGTTAATTTTTAAATGTGAATTGATATGGCTAAGAAATGTACGACAGACGTAGATCTCTACGAGAATGTAGAATATTGCCAGGGTAGCGCATCGTTGCCTGGTATTCGTCCGCATATGTATCTGATTCGTCGTGCGAATATCCTTACCTTCCCGAAGGTGCTGGGTGATACCGCTGAATCTCTGGAGGAGGTGGCTGTCATCAAGATAACTTCGTTCTGGCTGAGGGTGCCAAGTTCGTGAAGATCGACCTCGTTGAGGGCGAATCTGAACCCACTTGCGAGAACCAGGGTGCTGAAGGTGCCAAGTCTTTCCTGAACCGCGTGAACTTCGTGCTCCCTGGTACTCAGAAGAAAGTCACTGGCTTGATCTCTAAGTTGAATAATGATGACGTTGTCATCCTCTATCCTCAGCGTGATGGCGCTATCCGCGTCATCGGTAATGACATGTTCCGCGTACAGTTGGAGCTTGGTCAGAACGCTGGCCGTGCAGTGACTGATTCCAGCCAGAGCACTGTGAACGCCTCTGTTTCTGACGTGAACCCTGCTCCATTCTACGAGGGCAAGTTTGAAACCGAGGATGGTATGATTGACGGTAAGACGGACACCATCACTGAATAACTTTGGGGTTGTTGAACTTCATAAGAATTTGATTTTTAGTTTGGTTTTTTGCGGGATGGCTGGAGAAATCCGTCCATCCCGTTTTAAATTTTGAAGAATATGGGTAAGATAGATCCTAGAATTACTGCAGCAATGGTGGCTTGGCTCCAGGAGGAAAGCCATGATGAGGAAAGCATCCAGAAAGGTGCTGAACTGCTGCTGCGCGTGAACCGTAACCAGGGACTGTACCAGCGTATCATGCGTAATCCTTTACGCTCGCTGTCAAAGCTGGAATATGAGATCAAGAAACATGTGAATATACGCCAACAGGGTTTCTCTGTTGATGATATCGTGAAGATGGAACATGAAGTTCTGCCAGGTATCAAGTTTGCACGTGAGAGATGCGATCTAATGATTGAGGAGCAAAAGATTGATGAATCTGAGGTTCTTCCTCATATCGAAAAGCCTAATGATGAGCATTGGACGGAGTTAACGTATCCAGTTAAGGGCAAACGTCCGGACCATGACAGGCTCCCTGCTGAGATCCAGGCGATTTGGCCTGAAAACGCTGAACGCTGGAAGAAAATCAAGGCCACGTTTGAGTTGTGCAAGCAGTTAGACCAGCCATGTGACCGCTTCGAGCATGTGAAGATGCTGAAAGAAGCCTGGTATAAGTATAAGGAGCGCATGGCACAGTATGATGACTTCGTGCTGAAGGAGAAACCTGAGGAAAAGCCTGAGGATAAAAAGGTGTCTGAGGATAAGCAGAAGGATATTGATTATGCACAGTCTTTCATTTCCAAGAACCTCCCCGTCCTGATGGGATTGGTGAAGGAGGCTCAGGAACCTGATTTCTCTGAAGAGGATGCTGCCAAGCTGGAAGAGAAACGCGCGTTTATCCAGAACCGTGTAAACATCCTGCTGCAGAATGGTGTCAATCTCTCTGAGCAGCGCAAAGCTGATCTGATCGCTTGCGATATCGCTGTTGAACTGACTGAAAATGTCGAAGGGGAAAAACCTGAATGACCTGCTTAAGCCTCTATCCTCTAGCCCGTTGCAGAGCTATCTGGGTAAAGGCCTCCACACGCTTGGTCTGCTTGGCTGGATTTTAGAGCAGACTGGGCGTGCGGATGTTTATGTTTCCACGTTTTCCACCTCAGATGCCTTCCTTCGTGGTTTTTATAACCTGCGTAAAAAGGGCTCATCGGGCACTCTGTGCTGCTCGCTGACCTGAAGGCATCGAAGAAAACGGTGAAACTCTATCGCGAAATGCAATGCTGTTTTGATTCGGTCTTCCTGACAATGAACCATTCTAAGGTAGTGTTGGTCCAGAATGACAAATACCTGGTAACTGTTATCTCCAGTCAGAACCAGACATATGGCGACCGTGCGGAATGTACGGTGATTACAACTAATCAGGAAGTGTTTCTCCAACAGTACTCTGGGCTCAAGGAATTGATTGATAACGAAAGCTTCCAGATCAATGGATTATTCAACGGAACAGCTCCAGCGGATTCACCAGCTCGCGAAAGCGCTGACACCGCTAACGGAGATTGGCGCCCTCATGGATATGCCGATTAGCCCGCTCAGGGATGATGTGGCCACAGAAGGCCATCCGGCCCATATCTCTTTCTATAAGGGCATGGCAGAAGCATCACTTGAGATACGGGAGCGCGACATGGAACTGGCAAAAGCAGGGTCTCCTGCTGCTGCTGACGCCCTGCGTGGATATCTTCGTAAAATGATGAATGAATTATGAGCGTACCTGCTGATATTGATAAATACCAGTCGTATTTGGCACTGGATGAGAACGAACTCCAGGAAATGCGCTTGCATGCCCAGGTAATCGAGCGCGTCATCCGCTTTCGCTCCCTGTATACGTACTGGTGCCGGTTCTCCTCCAAGTCGCCTCGCGAGTTGGTGGAATTCGATATGGCCATGCATAAGGTGAACGAATCGCAGGCGTATGACGATATCCATTGCCTTAAAATCCTGATGGGTAACCTGCAGGAAGCTTCTAAGAAGTTCTGGCGTTGGCGTATCAACCAGATGATCGAGGAAGACCGTAAGGCTGCCAAACGTGAGGGTGATCATCGCGCGGTAGCTTCGATGCAGAAGAATCTGATTAAGAATAACATGACGGATAAGGAGGATACGCCTGATCTGGCCTTCGATAAGATTGTACCCTTGCAGATTGTGGCCACGGATGATCCTTCTGTCATCGGTATCAAGAAGATTCCTGATTTGCGCGGCCGTATCCGTAAGCTCATCAAGAAATATGATGCCGATATCGAGTTCACGGAGTTTACAGAGGTGGAAGCGACCGATAATGAGAAGCAGCCGCTTCCTGGTATAGATGATGTGATTACGAAACCCTGATAACCCTTTTCGCCCCACCCGTATGTCCTCGAGCACGCAAACCCAGCAACAGTACTTCAATGATGCGCAGCTGTATCCCCTCATGATGATGCCGCGTAACCTCATCGCAGTGATGGGACGTGGTACCGGAAAGGGTATGATTGACGCTACCAGGCAAATCCAGGTATTCCAGCAGATGGAAGGCTCCACCACAGGGTTTGTGTCGCCTTCCTACAAGAAATGTCTCATCTCCACTTTGCCTTCGCTGCTGGTTCACTGGGAGCGTTGGGGTTTCAAACGCGATATCCACTATACCGTTGGAAAGAAACCTTGGAAAGCCTTACACTGGAAGGATCCCATCTTCACGCCTCAGAACTGGGAGAATGTCATTGGCTTCTACAATGGCAGCGTCTGTCAGATCATCACGCAGGATCGCGAGGGTGCTTCCAATGGTATGTCGCTCGATCACATTCTTATTGACGAGGCGAAATTCGTCGATTACGAGAAGCTCAAAAACGAGACGTTTCAAACGAACCGTGGCAACGAGATGTTTTTCGAGAAATGTCCGCTGCACCATGGATTGACCATTACATGTGATATGCCCGTCACAAAAAAGGGCTCGTGGTTCTTACAGTACGAAAAACTCATGGATCCGGAGCTTATCAAGGTGTTGGAAGGCCTCTTGCATTACCAGTGGGTCACAAAGCAGAGATTAGAGGCCTATCCGGAAAGGGCTGAACATTACGAGCGAGAACTGCTGAAAACGCAGCGCCAGTTGGATTTCTTCCGCAAGCAGGCGTATCTGTATATCGAAAGGCCTTCGCTATACAATTTGGCTGTGCTGGGCGAGGACTTCATCAAGCGCATGAAGCGTGAATTGCCGCCTTTGGTGTTTGCAACGTCCATCATGTGCAAGCGCTTCAATGTCATGGTCGATGGCTTCTACAATGCCCTCGTGGAAAGTGTGAATCTCTATACGGCACCTAATCGCACACGTCTCAATCTGTCGCACCTTGGCGATGGAAAAATCTACGAAGACGACTGTAGGAATGATTCGGATCTGGACCCGAATCTACCGCTGATGATCGCACTGGATGCGAATAATAATATCAACTGGCTCGTGTGTGGGCAAGTGGGCCGTGATGGGAAACTGCGTGTGGTGAAGTCGTTCTATGTGACGTACGAAAGGAAACTGGATGAGCTCATGGATGACTTCTGCAAATATTATGAATACCACAAGCAGAAGGATATCGTTTTCTTTTTCGATGCTACTTTCAAGGGCAATGGTTTCGCGCTGAATCAGAACGATGATTTTTATATCTTCATCGCCAACAAGCTCCGTGATCGCGGTTGGTTCGTTGATGAGGTGTATATTGGCAGACCAATGGCCCATGTCGACAAGGCCATCCTCATTAACCGTATGCTCCGTGGTAATGCCTCGCACCAGGTGCTCATCAATCGGGATAACAATGAAGCCTTGCTCCTCTCGATTGAAACCGCTGGCGTGTACCTTGGTAAGAAGGATAAACGCGCCGAGAAATTGCCTGAGTCTGAAACGGATCCGCTATTCGCTCGCACCGATGGATCTGACGCTTTCGACACCCTCTGCATTGGAGTCGAAAGATTCCTCGATCCTGCTTATGAAGCTGGAGCATCTTATTCCGGCTTCGTATCTCAGATGGGATGACGGAAAATGTTATCAACATTTTCCTGAAGTTTGTGGTCGTCGCCTGTCTGTCTGGGTAAGCCTCTTGGTTGATGGAGGCAATTTCCCCTCCCCCCAAAACACAAAATTCTGTGCAAAGCTACTGCCTTCCTGCCTCTCTGCCGATGAACCTGGCAGTTTTTTTAGGCTCCTCCCAAAAACTTTTTAATGGCCAAGGCTATTAAAAACTTTTCGGTGCCCTCCTAAAAAAACACCCAGAACCCCCGCCCGAGAGTCTGGAAGTCAGCTTAACGCGCACAAATTTTAAGTTTTGGGGGGAGGGGAAATTGTTGTGGCTGGCGCAGCGTGTAACTCCCTCACGAGGGCGAAAGTTAACCCTATCAACATATATTAGTATTAATTTTTAAAATTATTAGTTATGGACAAAAAATTTGTTTTCGGTACGTATGTACCACAGAGTTACAGAGAGATGGCAACGGAAGAGGAAAAGAACTTTTCCGAGTGGGTAATCAACTTTAAGAACGGCCACAAAGACCAATTAAAGGAAGCCGCACAGATGGTTATTAAAAAGCTAAATCAGTGGTACGGCAAAAAGGCCAGCGAGCTGGTTATAGTGCCCGTACCATGCGCCAGTATGAGCCAATACCGCTTTAGATTTGCGTACTTTTGTGCAGTCGTTAGTAAAACGTTAGGGCAGGAAAACGGCCTGCAACACGTCGAAATTGTGGGCAAGCGCACGGCAGCCCATCGCAGCGCAGGCCACAACGTAGTGTGTGAAGATGATTACAACGTTATAATAGATGGCGATTTCTTCAAAGGTCGTAAGGTGGTCGTAGTTGATGATGTAATTAGCAGTGGCCGCACCGCTGATGATTTTGCAAACCAACTCACTGAACTGGGTGCAATAGTGAAAGGTGGAATCTTCTTTGCACGCACAAAAAACACGTTTAACCAGGGCACTAAGGAGGAAGAACCCCAGGAACCTGCACCCGTAGAGCCCAGCACCCCGACACTATCAGCGTTATTTATCGAAAACTCTTTGGCATCCATCCAGCGACATGAGGAAGCCAAGCAGACCAAGCGCACCCGCAGAACCAACAAGGCAAGAAAGGAGGCTTAACCATGGGCGATATAACGATATTAGGAAAAGTGGCTGTAAACAAGTGGGCGGACGAAGACCGCCCACGCCACAAACTATACTATCAAGGTGCGGAAAGCCTAAGCGATGCGGAATTGTTGAGTATCTTAATAGGTACGGGTAGCACGGAAGAAACAGCCGTGCAGTTATCAAGCAGGGTGTTAAGAGATTGTAGCAACAATCTGTTAACGCTGGGTAAGCGCACCCCGTTAGAATTGATGGAGTACAACGGATTAGGATTTAGTAAGGTTATGACCATTTTAGCCGCTTGCGAACTTGGCAAACGTAGGATGTTAGCACACCCCGAGGAGCGACCCGAACTAAACACGGCCACACGGATTTATAACTATATGCGACCCCGTATGATGGATTTAGAAACGGAAGAATTTTGGTGTTTGCTGATGAGCCAGCACTATAATTTAATTAAGGCCGTTAGAATCTCGCAAGGTGGTTTAACGGAATGTAGTGTTGATGTGCGCCTAATCATGAAGGAGTGCGTATTGAATAACACAACGATTTTGGCCGTTTGCCACAATCACCCTTCCGGAGGACTCACACCCAGCAAATGCGATGATGAACTAACGCGCCGAATTAAAGAGGCCTGCAAGTTGATGGCCATACACTTTATGGACCACGTCATTATTACGGCCGGTGCTTATTACTCATACCACGAAAGCGGAAGGCTATGACACAATACTATGAAATGAAAAACACGTGACCCAGCTATTTGTTAACGTGGGGATGGTGGAAGCCATCCCCTTTATTTTTGCCCTTTGGCCAGCATCGACCGCGGATGAATCGCCCGCCCCCTGCATCGATGGCGCACCCATCGCAACCAACCCCGCCAAAATCACCATCACCCACAAAAGTAAAGCATGTTTACATATTCCGCATCATAGAAAGCGGAAAGTCGAGCGCGGGCGTAGGGCGGTGGGGGCTGTTCTTGTTTTCGCAGGCCGCGCTTTGCGCAACCCCAAAAGCCTAATTCACTGTCTCTCAGGCTTTTGGGGCCCCGATTTCGCATTTTGACGTGGAAATTTCTGGCAAAATCGCCCTTTCCAACGTCTATTTTCATTTCATGGAAATTGAAAAGGCACAGGAAAATTCTTCTGAAACACATACTTGCAATTCCGCCACCTCAAAAACGCACATTTTTCAGCTGCTGGAAAGTAGCTGCTGTCGTGAGGTAAAAAATCACGGCATAAACGCCATGTTGTTTTATATTCGTGCCCGTGCACGTATATTTGCACCAAAAATTTCTTTGGATATGCATTTTAAAACGCTCATAGCTAGTGTGGTATCTATTCCACTGACATTCATGGTAGATGTTATGAAGTACATCTTTCAGGATTGGGAGTTTGCCAAGTGGATATGTATCGCGATCATTATTGACACCGTGGCTTCCATAGTGAAGCACTGGATACATAAAGACCTGAATAGTGAGGAATTCTGGGGTAAGTTCGCCAAAAAAATTTTTGTGTACATCCTCCTGATGATAACCAGCAACATGTTGACGAACTACACCGTAAACGGTCATCTTATCGGTGCAACTCAGTGGATCGGTGAATATCTCTGCGTGATGATGCTCATCCGCGAGGTTTTCTCTATCTTCGAGAACGTGAACGGCATTATGCCCGTCGTTTCTAAGTCCATACTGAAACGTCTGAAGGACTTCAATGAAAATGGTGAATATATAAAGAAATGAGAAAGATAACTAGAATATTCGTGCACTGCACGGCCAGCTGGCAGGAAACTACCAGCGTAGAAAGCCTGAAAGCAGAATTCAAGGCAAAGAAGTGGGTGAACCCGGGTTACCACTGGGTGATATTCCCTGGTGGTAAGATCGTGAAGCTGCTGGATGAATCACAGGTGGCTAATGGCGTGGCCAACTATAACAAGAACAGCATTCATGTGGCTTGGGTTGGTGGCATCGAGGAAGATAAGAATCTGAAGCTAATCGCAGTGGACAACCGCACCGATGCTCAGAAGGTGGCACTCTTCGACCTGCTCACAAAACTGAAGCTCAAATACAGGGATGCCATGATCATGGGCCATCGCGACATATCTCCTGACCTGAACCATAACGGGAAAGTGGATCCTTGGGAACGCATCAAGGAATGCCCATGCTTTGATGCCATGGTAGAGTATATGGATATAAATAAAATAGGATAATGGATTACGAATATCATCAGCGTCGTTTAAAGCATATGCAGAAGTGTTACAAAGGCTGCTTGTTTAGTCTGATAGGAGTGGCCTTGCTGCTGATCGTTCTGCTGTTAACAGGCTGCAGAACATACAAGCAGACTGAGAATAAAGAAACTGTAGATTCTGTACGCACGGAATATATAGAGAAAATCGTAGAAGTACCTGTCGTGGTAACAGTAGAAGTTCCTGCTGAAGCCAAGGAAAGAGAAACGCGCGATTCTACTTCATTCCTTGAAACGAGCTTTGCACAGAGCACAGCTGAGATGAAATGGAAAGATGGTGTGCCATACCTGTTCCACACCCTGGAGAATAAGCCTCAGAAGATTGAGAAAGAGGCCAAGGTACAGGTAAAGGAGAAAACAAAGACGGTATACCGCACGCGGTACGTAACACGCACCATCTATAAAACACGTGATTTGGCATGGTACCAGAAACTGCTGATTATGCTTGGAGGCCTTGCAATTATCATACTGATTGTGACTGTCGTAATCATAAAATACAGACACAGAAGATTTAAGCCAGATATATAAATTAGAATGTTATACATTAAGAGAATGGTTGTTAATGAATAGTTAAACGTAAATTCAATCTTAAAAGGTAAACTTGGTTTTAGTTACGCCTCCCATCTGTGAAGATCGGAGGTTTTTTTATGCCTGAAATGTTAAAAATGTATATTGCATATAAAAAAGTATATGTAAAATTTGCACATATAAAAAATTTTATGTATCTTTGCAATGTGATTAGTTAACAAGAATGTTTAATTTAAAAAAGTAACGCAATGGACAAAGAATTAGAAGAGAGAATTGAGAAGAAAAAAAAGATGATTGCAGACTTCATCAGAATCTCAGAAAACATCGGAATGAAACCTAAAGCAAGAGAGAAGAGACTGGATGCAATGCTTGAAGACCTCAACGAACTCTTAGAACAAAGGAAAAAGTAACAACCCCCTCCTTCGGGAGGGGTTTAAAACAAACTGATATGGAAGAGATTAAGAAAGTGATGAATGAGCTGAAGGCGCTGGCTGGAACTGAAGACGCTGCTAGCGAGGCTCGTAAGGTAGAACTGATGGAATGGCTGAATAATAATAAGGAAGGCCATGAGCAGATGATTGATGAGTTTATGGAATCTTGGCTGCAGGAAATGGAAGCTGATGTGGCGGACATCAAGCAGCAGGCCCTGAGAAGCCAGTTTAACGATAAGGCATATAAGTTGATCCCTTGGTCGTATATCGCCAAGGAGTATTTTGGAAAAAGCGTGGCATGGCTGACACAGCGTATCAATGGCTATCCCGTACGCGGAAAAGTATACTCTCTTAATGAGGAACAGAAAGCCACACTGAATCAGGCTTTACAGGATATAGGGAAATATATTGGCTCCTTTCGCGTTGCTTAAAAAGCATCCGTTCGTTAACTGATCACACCAGCCCTGCTGCATGAGCCTGCAGCAGGGCATTTTCTTTTCCATAACTTGCAGAATTCAGAATAAATGCTTATCTTTGCACCGGTATGTATTAATTTAAAATGTGCAATTTATGAAAAAGTTAATGTTGGTATTGGCCTTTATGATGGCCGTATGTAGCGCCCAGGCGCAGAGTGAAAAGTATGCTTACTGTATTATGCAGTGCAACGGAAAAGTATTCAGTAGTAAGTATATCGTAACATTGGATTTCGGTGAAGTAATGAGTAAGCGCAAACAAATCTATGAAGACGGTAAGAAGAAACATTTCAATAGCAATGGCGAAAGCTTGAACTACATGGGGCGTCGCGGATGGGAACTGGTAGATACATATACGGACATTGACTTTAAACGTCAGTTGATCCTTTACTTCATCTTAAAAAAGAAGATCAATTCTGAAGATGAAGTGCTGCAGGGCTTGGAGTTGAAAGATTCAGAAGATAAGGATTGATAGCCATTGAATATGGATGATAATTATCTTTTCGAGGAATGGGAGAAAGAGCAGCGTAAGAAAGCTGCTGAACGTGAAGCGGAAAGGAAGGAGAAAAGATTAAAGAAGTGGAGTATAATTATAGGTTTAGCTGTTGGCATAACAACCTTTCTAAAAATAATATATGATATACTGAAAGATTTCAAGATTATCTAGTGCATGTATGAAATAACATCCATGCTACCAAAAGAACGATATTGAAAAGATGGATATAAGCCATCTTCTCCAGCCAATCTATTCGTTTCTTTAAAAGCTCTATTTCCTCTTTCATGCCGCAAAAATAGACTTTTTTTCGCTAAACAGCAAACTTTTTCCCGAATTTCTTTGGAGGTTCGGGAATTTTTTGTATCTTTGCAGCGCTAACAAGACGATAGTAAACTATCCGTAAGGGCGCACGTCAGACGCCTTGCTTAACAGCCGGGCATTTTTTATGCCAGTTAGAGGAACTCCTCGGCGAAATACTTCGCGGCTGCCAACTCGTAAGATAATTCTGCCCTTCGGGTTAGTCATCGTCTTGTTAGCAACGGGTTGCGCAGCCGTTTTTCTGTGCGCCGTGCCGGGGAGGTGCTCCGGTTGCTAACAAGACGATGCATTATGCAGCAATTAATGATCCCATTTGAAGAGTTCGGCTGGAACAGCCAACCCGTCAGCGCCAGCACAGCGAAACAGTGCAAGGAGGATTCGGTATCGAACATCGAATCTGCAGTTGTTACATGGATCAGCGGTAAGGCTGAACACATTAAAAATCTCGCAGCAGCCACAGTCATGGTGGCTTTCGGTTTCTCACTCATGTTTTTCGCAGCTTTGATAGGAGGATAGGATATGATGACATTTGAACAGTATCGTGACCAGAAGCTGAACCTCGAAGAGGAGATGCACGAATCGAAGGTAGAAGAGAAAAAAGAGGCGAAAGAAATGACGCTCAAATATGAGGATAAGATAAAGGATCTGGAGATGAACTTCCGCCAGCAGCGGAACGAATTGCGTCATGAGCGAGATGAAAAACTATTGGAGATATCCAAGAAATACAAGGATATCCGTCGTGATCTCTGGATGAAAGATGCCCAGCTTATCATCGTCTGGCGCCAGCAGGTGACAGATCGCCCGGAATTTGCACCCAACGCTAACGCTGTTTGAATTATGGGTATCATTAACCTTTCTTCTGAGGCCGTGGAGCTGGTGAACCAGCTCTGCGAGCCCTCCAATTTGGAGGATAAGATAACAGTATTGGACGCTGCTGAAGAGCAGCTGCAGGAACTGGCCTTCGCTGAGACGGAAGCCGTTGCAGGCTATAACCTCTATGATCTGGCGTACACGCTGAAGAGATATAAGAAAGATATGATAAAACTTAAAAATCTGCTGGAAGATGGCAAAGGAAATGACAGTGAATGAACTCCGTCTGTCTCTGGATGAGATAGACGGGAACCTGCCGGTGAAGATGAACGCAGGCGCAACCATAGATGCGGATATCGTGGAGGTCCGCGAAAACGGGGAAGGTGAATTCCGTAAACCGTACGTGTCCCTCATTGCGGAGGATTCGGATGAATATGAGAACAATGTGCTGAGGGCTTTCTTCCTTCACCGTCTGCCCATCGAGGCACCCGGTTACACAGCTTGGCCCTTCACCTCGCAGGATATCATAGATATGCTGGAGCCGATGGTGGATATCGGTAAGGCAAAGCTCATAAGGTACATGAACAATAACGGGTATGAGATACGCCCTCAGATGGACGGAGTGCCCCGTTGGATCGTCTATACCAAGATGGATAATATATAGTGTCATAGGTTGTTAAGTAGAAGAATTCTTGGTTAGGGAGTGTCTGCAGTGATGCACGCACTCCCGTTTTTTTTGTTGTTTTATATAGGTA